AAGCACGGCAATAAGGCAGAAGACGCGATCATTCAGATGATGGATATAGAAGCGGAGAGAGACGCGATTTTAGCAGCCTTGATGGCTCTTAGTCTGATTAGTCGTCAGATACTCTACTACAGCTTCTGTGACGTAAACAAGCACTCTAATTATGAAATAGGGCAATTGATACGAGGATACGGAGAGAAAAATGTAGAGAAGCTGAAATCTATCGCGCTGATCGAATTTGCTGAAGCATACAAAAAAGGCGTGTTAGTTCAGTATCGTTGATTTTGTAGGGTTTTTGTAGGGATAGTGTAGGGTTTTTGAGTGTTTTAACGTGATATTATGATAGTGTCGAAAGATTAGTGATAGGTCTGAGACAAAATAAAATGTAAGGGAGGAAATCTCCCTCATCGTTTAATTAAGCTTCGATAGACAGCAGCGGAAATATTAAGAATAAGGATGTGAATTTCAACTCCTTCTGATTGTTCTTATTATCTATCATCCGTTGCTGTCTATTGTTATTATGTCACTGTGGCGGAAAGGGTAGACGCTATATCTGGTAGGTATGCTTGAAGACCAGAGAGACAAGAGCTAAGCGCAACCATGCAAGGTTCGATTCCTTGCCAGTGACTTGGGCAACCGAGGCATGGCGGTTTAAAAACATAGGGATGCGCAATTTCGTACGCGTTTTGTGCATCGTGTAGGTTGCTATTACATATGAGATCACTCATCGAGTGGTCTTTTTATTTTGCGTAAAGGAGGCTGCATAATGAGAAACTACTGGTATGTATCACTAACAAACCGATATCCTCAACCGAACACAGATGATCCAGTGAGGGTTGTCCAATCAGTCCAAATAAAAAAGAAGTACTCCATCATTGAAATGACCAGGGAAGCCACACCGAAAGAGGTTGATAAGTACAATCTTCGTTACTGTGGCCATGGATATTTTAGTGAGCAGAACATACAGACAAATATAAAAAAATATCATTAACATATAACAAAGGTGGTGATGGAAAATGAGTAAGTTGAATCCTAAGCAACAAGCCTTTGCTGATGAGTACATCATCACAGGCAATGCTTATCAGTCAGCACTGAAAGCTGGCTATAAAGAAAACTACGCTAAGAACGCACAAGAAAAATTGGTGGAAAAAGGTGGAAAAGTATCCGACTACATTCAAGAGAAGCTAAAAGAAGTTCAAACTAAGAGGCATTTAACAATGGAAGAAGCTTTGGCTATTACTGCTTCTATTGCAAAAGGAGAACCACAACGCTTTGAAGTTGTTAAGAGAGATCCTTATACAAACGAAATCATAGAACGTGAAGTGAGTGAATATTCAGCAGGTTTCAAAGAACGTAACCAGGCACTTGAGCATTATTATAAAATAAACGCAGCATTTGTAGATAAGCAGAAAGTTGAAATTTCTGAAATACCTACTTTCATTGATGATATAAGTAGTGATGATGATGGCTAAAAAACTATCTGAATTTCTTCCGCCGAAGTTTCATTCAGTATGGAGAGCAACTTTAAATCAAGACATTCTTAATATAGTTTGTAAAGGTGGCCGGGGGTCAGGAAAATCATCGGATATAGCGCATATCGTTACTCAGTTACTTATGAGATATGCAGTGAATGCTGTAGGTATACGTTATATTGATAATACACTTGAGCAATCTATTTACGAGCAAATGAAATGGGCAATTGAGAAGCAGGGAGTATCGCGCCTATTTAAGTTTAATAAGTCACCACTTAAAATTACCTATCTTCCAAGAGGAAATTATATGATATTTCGCGGTGCTCAAAACCCAGAACGAATCAAGTCTTTAAAAGATAGCAAGTTTCCATTTGCTATAGGTTGGATTGAAGAATTAGCAGAATTTAAAACAGAAGATGAAGTCACGACTATCACGAACTCCCTTTTACGTGGAGAATTAGATGATGGTCTTTTTTATAAGTTTTTTTACAGCTACAATCCACCTAAGAGAAAACAATCTTGGGTAAATAAAAAATATGAGACTTCTTTTCAACCGGACAATACTTTTATTCATCACTCGACCTATCGAGATAATCCATTCATCTCTAAGGAATTTCTGAAAGAAGTTGAGGCAACTAGAGAAAGGAATCCAAGAAGGGCTGAGTGGGAATATGATGGAAAAGCTGTGGGGTCAGGAGTTGTACCTTTTGATAATCTACAAGTTAAGAAAGGTTCTATTACAGATGATATGGTTGCTAACTTTGATAACATCCGCAACGGTTTGGACTATGGATATGCAACGGATCCTTTAGCGTTCGTCAGATGGCATTATGACAAAAAGAAAAACGGTATTTATGCAATCGATGAAATTTACGGCGTGAAGATCAGCAATCGAGAATTTGCAAACAAAGCTAAATCTAAAGGTTACCAAAATGAGGAGATATTTTCAGATAGCGCAGAGCCAAAGAGTAATGCCGAATTAGTTAATGAACATGGCATGAAAGGAATAAAAGGCGTGAAAAAAGGACCTGATTCTGTTGAGTACGGTGAACAGTGGCTAGATGATTTGGCTTTTATTTGTATTGATCCACTACGCACTCCGAATATTGCTAAGGAATTCGAGAACATCGACTATCAAACAGATCGTGATGGAAATCCTAAGCCAAGGTTAGAGGATAAAGATAACCATACGATTGATGCGACAAGATACGCCTTCAACGAAGACATGTGGGCCAAAAAGAAATCAACCGTTACTAAAGAGCAGCGGAACAAAATCAGAAGAATGTTTTAAGGAGTGTGAGAAATGGATAAGGTAAACGAATTTGAATACGGTGCTGATATACATTATTCGAACGACGTGAACACAAATTATGTAAAGTTTAGCGTAGAATCAAATCTTCACTATAGATTTAGCTCAGCAGAAGATTTACTTAACGATTCAGATACTTTAGCAGCAATGATAAAACATCATCATGAATATCAGGTAAAGCGGCTTAGTGTATTAGATGATTATTACAAAGCTAGAAATACAAATATCATGGATAACCGTAGACGTAGAGAAAAGGAAAAAGCGGATCATCGATCAGCACATAACTTTGGAAAAGTTCTTTGTACGTTTGATGTTGGGTACAACACAGGCAATCCTATAAAAGTGCAACTCGAGGACACAAATCAACAAAAAGAAATCGAAGAGTTTAATACTAATAATGACATAGATGGGTTAAATGCTGAACTCTGGCTTGATATGGATAAGTATGGGAGAGCCTATGAGATTATCTATCGAGATTCAGATGATACAGATTATGTTGATTTGGCTAATGTATTTGAAACGTTTGTTGTATATGATACTACAGTAAAACGAGAGCCTATTTTGGCTGTACGGTATCCTAAGACAAGATTCAACAAGGATGCTGATAAACAGTACATTCAACCAATCGTATACACAAAAGAAAAAAGTATCACTTATGATGAGACGACACTAACAGCAATTGAGTTAAAAAATCCCCAGGATGAACCGCATGAATATAAAGAGGTACCTATTACAGAGTATTCTCCTAATCGTTTTCGGATGGGCTTGTATGAAGATGTACTATCTTTGATTGATCTATACGATGCAGGGCAGTCTGATACCGCCAACTATATGACTGATCTAAACGATGCTCTCCTAGTTATTAGTGGTGATATTGAAGCAGCAGGACTATCCACAGAGGACGCCATCAAGCAGAAAGAAGCGAATATGCTTTTGCTTGAATCTGGAACTGATGTGAACGGTAATAAAACAAGTGTGACTGCAGGATATATTTACAAACAATATGATGTGAACGGTGTAGAAGCATACAAAGACAGAGTACGCAAGGATATCCACGAAATCTCAATGGTTCCTGATCTTACTGATGACAATTTTTCCGGAGTGCAATCAGGAGAAGCGATGAAATATAAATTATTTGGATTTGAACAAATGACGGCAACAAAGCAAAGGTTATTCAAAAAGGGTCTTATGCGGCGTTATCGTCTTTTATTTAGCCTAAAATCAAGTATTTCTGAAATGGATAACTCCGATTTGAAAGGCTTACGTGTAATATTTACGCCTAATCTACCTAAAGCCATTCTGGAAGAGTTGAAATCTTTGGTTGATGCTGGAGCTGAACTCAGTCAAGAGACGATCTTAGGACTCGCTTCTTTTGTTCCAGATGTACAGGCAGAGTTGAAACGAGTAAATAAAGAAACGCAAAAGCAGATTGGCATTTTTGATTCAGATGGTGAAGAAGTAATTAGCAACAAAAAAGATGAAACAGGGGAGTGATTAAATGAACTCCCAAGAATATTGGATCAAACGGGAAAAAGAATGGCAAAAGCAACAAATTAAAGATGATAAAAAGCGCATGGCAGAAATTAAAAGTCGCATGCAATACGCGCAAGATGCGATACAAAAAGAAATAGACGCGCAGTGGGATAGTTTTTCCAATGGTCAGAAAATCACTCGTAGCGAAGCGATGAAGCGTGCTAGTGAAATGGACGTCAAAGCATTCGCTCGCAAAGCAAAGAAGTATGTTAAAGAGAAAGATTTTTCTCCTACAGCAAACCAAGAATTAAAGCTATACAATCTTACGATGCGTGTAAATAGATTAGAGCTCTTAAAAGCTAATATCGGACTTGAACTGATTTCACTGTTTAATGAATTGGATAAGTACTTTTCGAATGAATTAACAAAAGCTGGTTTAGCTGAATTGAAGAGACAAGCCGGCATTTTAGAAATGACCATTGCTTCAAGTGGATATGCAAAGCTGATAGAACTAGTAATAAACAGCTCCTTTTTGAGTGATGACGTGTCTTTTAGTGATCGCTTATGGATGTATCAATCTGAATTGAAATCAGAATTAGATAGGTTGTTAGTCAGAAGTATAACGATGGGGAAAAATCCCAAGCAACTTGCATCTAAATTGGCAGAATATTTAACAGCTGAAGGACGAGAAAACACTAAGTTCAACACTCAACGTTTGATGGTGACTGAAACGACTAGAGTTCAGGTAGGAATCCAAAAACGAAGTTACAGAGATGCAGGCATTACCCAGTACATCTATATAGCAGAACCAACGGCGTGCAAACTATGTATACCGTTAAATAATCAAGTTTTTGATGTTGCCGATATGCAGCCAGGAAGTAACGCTCCTAATATGCATCCATTTTGTCGATGCAGTACAGCACCTTATATAGAACGAATATCAAGCCGTTAATACAAATTAACGGCTTTTTATTGTGCCTTCTTACAGCTTACAGGCGTTAAAGAGAAAGCTATTTTCGGCTGACCGGCGTAACTGGTCAAATTTATCGGGTAGCGGCGTAACCGTGGAGGATTAATCATGAAAAAACGTTTATTTATGCCAATGAACTTACAATTTTTTTCTGAACCAGGAGATGGTGGATCTGGTGATGAGGGACAACAAGGAAACCTACCAGCTGGCTCACAAGAGACACCGACCGAAGCAAAAGAAGAAAACAATACTGGCAAAACATTTTCTCGTGATGAAGTAGCGAAAATGATCGCTGCTGAGACGAATAAAGCAAAAGCAGCGTGGGAAAAAGAACTAGAAGCAAAAAAAGAAGAAGCTAAAAAGCTGGCAAAAATGAATGCGGAAGAAAAACTACAGCATGAGTTGGAACAAAAAGAAGCTGAAATCGCTGAATTAAAGCGTGGACAGGCACTATCTGAAATGACGAAAGAAGCTTCTAAAATGCTGACAGATGCAAATTTACCACACGATGATGATTTACTTGGTCTGATTGTTTCTGATGATGCAGATGCCACAAAACAAGCTGTAGCAGTCATCACTAACTTTGCTTCTTTGATTAAGAGAGAAAACGCAAGACAAACACCACCAAATGAAGGTGGACAATTTACAGCATCGAAAAATACTAAAGAAACAGTGGCTAAACTAGCTGCTAAAAATCGAATTATCAAATAGGAGGAAAACTTAATGAAAAAGAAACAACTTTTACCAATGAACTTGCAAATGTTTGCTCAAACATGGGATCCAGATAATGTCTTGGTATATGAAACGAAAGAGGGAAAAATTCCTGATAAATATAATACGCTCATTTTGAGTGAAGTTATGGAAAATTCTAAGATCATGCAGTTAGCAAAATACGAAGAAATGACTGACAAAGAAAAGAAATTTGAATACTTTGCAGAAGGACCAGGCGCATACTGGGTGGGTGAAGGTGAAAAAATTAAAACGTCTAAACCTAAATGGATGCAAGCTACGATGACTGCAAAAAAACTCGGTGTCATTCTTCCGGTTTCTCGTGAATATTTAAATTATAAATTATCAGATTTCTTTGAGGAGATGCAGCCAAAAATTGCTGAAGCTTTCTATAAAAAATTTGATGCAGCTGCCTTATTAAATAAAGAAAACCCATTTCCTCAGTCACTAGACGGATCAGTTATTAGTGCGGGGAATGTGGTTGAAGGCGGATTGACTTATGATAATATCCTAGCCTTAGAAGACAAATTAGCAGAAAATGAATTTGAACCTAATGCGTTTATTTCAAACCGAAAAAATCGTACAGAATTACGTTCTGCAGCTCAAACAGTAGGGTCAAATGTTGAGTTTATTTACGATCGCTCTGCTAATACAATTGACGGATTACCAGTAGTAGACCTTAAGTCTTTAGATAAAGGAACTCTTTACGCTGGAGACTTTAATTACATGTTTTATGGAATCCCATATAATATTTCATTTAAGATTTCTGAAGAAGCCCAATTGTCTACTTTAACTAATGAAGATGGAACCCCAGTTAACTTGTTTGAGCAAGAACTGATTGCTTTGCGTGCAACAATGGATGTTGGATTTATGATTGTAAAAGATGAAGCATTTGGGAAGATTTCCCCAAAAGCGTAACGCCTGCTACCGGTATTGTGCCAAATCAAAAGACATGGACCGGTAAAGTAGGCGATACTAAAACATTTACTATTTCAGCTGTGCCTGCAGATGCTAGCGATGCAGCTGCTGTTGTTGCAGCTACTACAGCAACTTCAAGTGATGGAGCTATCGCAACAGTGACCAAAAATGAAAATGGTGGTTTTGATGGAACGATTGCAGCAGAAGGGTCAGCAACATTCACATTTACTTCTGGAGAATTCACTACTTCAATCAATGTGACAGGTCAACCTGCTGGTTAGGAAGTAAAAATATGACGATTGCAGAGGATATTAAAAAACTTCTTAAAGGAACACTAGATGAAAAGCTTGAAGTTATTGAGCGAAGAACGAATGAGCGTATGAAAACCTTGTTAAATACGCAAGAAGTTCCTAAAGAATTTGAAACAGTTGTATATGAAGTATCGTTGAAAAGATTCAATAGAATTGGTCAAGAAGGTATGCAGTCATATTCTCAAGAAGGTTTATCTATGGCTTTTCCTGATTCGGATTTTTCAGAGTATCAAAATGAGATTGACGAATTTAAGCGTAAAGATCAGGAAGAGTTGTACAAACCAAAGCGAGGGAGGTTTAAATTTATATGAGATTTACAGATGAAATTATATTTGTTAAACGTTCATCTGACTCTAAATATGATCCAGATCTCGGTGAGTGGGTTGAAGGAAAACCAGAAAGAACAAGAACAGAGGCAAACGTGACAGATATTGGCACTGATAGAAGTGTGACTATTTTTGGTAGTGTGGAAGAAGGGGCGAAGGTCATTAGGACGCAGCCTCTTTTTTCTATCCCTACATTTGACTATATCGAGATTGAAGGAAAGACTTGGCAACAAAAAACAGCTAGAAATCCAGCATATAGAAATAGTTTAATTGTGCAAGAGGTGGTTCTTGATGAAGGCACAACTTGAATATAAAGGAATCGATCAGCTGATGCGACATCTGAAAAAAGCAGCAACGCTTAATGACGTTCAAAAAGTCGTGAAAAGTAATACTGCTGAAATGACTGAACGAATGCAAAAAGGTGCGCCAGTGGATACAGGTTACTTACGAAGATCAATAAACATGAATCTTTTAGAAGCTGGTTTAACTGGTATTGTAGGACCGACAGCAGATTATGCACCTTATGTAGAATATGGCACTCGATTTATGTCGGCACAGCCTTATGTTAGACCAGCGTTTAATTACCAAAAAGTCAAATTTATGGCTGAAATGAAAGCCTTGGTGAAATGATGATTAAGACAAGAGACCAGTCGATTTTTGATGAACTTTTTAAAATATCCCAAAACAAACTTGGATATAAAACATACGATTACAAAACTTTAGAGGATGTTGGTTATCCCTTTGTGGAATTTGAGAACACTCAGACCATCCATGAAGTAAATAAAACTGACATTAAAGGGTCTGTGATTGTGGTTTTATCCGTTTGGGGATTACAGAAGAAACGAAAGCAGGTGTCAGATATGGCATCTGCTCTTTTTAATGAAGCTAGATTTATAGAAGCCACAGAAGGCTATTATTGGGCTTTAAATTATCAAGCAAGTGGAATTCAAGTGATGGATGATACAACAACGAATACACCGCTAAAACGGGCGGTTGTCACACTTGAATTTAGAATTAGATAGGAGGAAGAACATGGAAGCATTAAAAGGTATTGATGTCATTTTGCTTTATCGCTTATTGAAAAAAGAAACTCAGGAAGCTGCTTGGAAAATGGCATTTCAAACAGAACACGAAAATGGTTTATCAAGAGATTCAGACTCTACAGTGACAAAAGACGGAAACGTTCAAAGTTTAAGCCCAGTTGAATATGATTTTTCGGCTACTTCAATAGTTGCTAAAGGAGATTCCCATGTAGATGAAATGAAACAAGCCTTATTAAATGGCGATATCATTGAAATTTGGGAAATCAACAAAGCAGAACAGGGAACAGATGATAATGCAAATAAGTACAAAGCTACTTATTACCAAGCATATGTGTCTGAATTTACTCCATCGGCTGCTGCAGAGGATAACGTTGAATTAAGTTTATCATTTGCAGTAAATGGTGTTGGTCAAGATGGTTATGCAACCTTGACAGAAGATCAAGCTGCTGTCGTTCAATATACATTCAAAGATACCGTGAAAGCAACTTCGACAGGAGCATAAGAGGGCTTAGATGCTCTCTTTTTTATTTTAGGAGGATGAAAAACATTGAAATTAAAAATTAAAGGTAAAGAATATTCGTTTAAATTTGGCACTAAATTTGTACGTGAATTAGACAAAGTGATGCCTTTCATCGATGGAAATATGGAATTCGGAATGGGACTCTCAGCAAAAGTCTTACCGGAATTACGTTCTTATAATGTCAACACGTTGTCACGAGTCTTAGAAATAGCAAATAGAACAGAAGAAGAAACTATTACGTTGGATGAAATGGATGATTACATCGATGAAGTTAAAGACATCGAAAAATTGTTTGATGAAGTCCTAAAAGAATTGGCGGAGTCGAACGCGGGAAAGTTAGCGGTCCGAAACCTGAATCAGAAATTGAAAGAAGCGGAAAAACAACAAGCGGAATAGATTCTGCACTGGCATACGAACAAATTCTTATCAATTCTTTTCGATATTTGGGAATGACCAATATCTCAGATATCGAAAGAATGACGTTATATGAATACAACATTCGTATGACTGCAGCCCAGTTATCTTGGCTTGACAAAGAAAAGTTGATTCACGAATTAGCGTGGGCAAATCAGCAAGTCCAAGCGGAGAAAAAAGTAGGCAAAAAGACAGTTCCTGTATATCGATCCTTTGAAGAATTCTTCAATTATCAAAAAATCGAAGATTCAATCATGGGAGTTTCCGAACTTTCAAAACAAGATAAAAAATTCCAAAGCTTACTAACTAAAGCTAACTCTTGAGGAAAGGAGGAGAATCATGGAACAATTTTCTGTTGAAGCCTTATTAAAAGCCACAGATAGTGGATTTGTAAAGACTTTTAAAGATGCGCAAGATGCTGTTAAGACTTTTGAAAAGAAATCAAATAGTATGACAACCGCTGTAGGTAAAGTGATGCAAGGTACTGGTGCCGCAATGACAAAGTATATTACCACTCCTCTTATAGGAGTAGGCGTAGCAGCTGCTAAAGTTGGTGGCGACTTCGAAGAACAAATGAGTCGTGTAAAAGCTATATCAGGAGCAACAGGCGACACATTTGAACAGATGAAACAGCAAGCAATCGATTTGGGTGCTAAGACAGCATTTAGCGCTAAGGAGTCAGCTGCTGGAATGGAAAACTTAGCTTCTGCTGGATTTAGCGCACAAGAAATCATGAAAGCAATGCCGGGTCTTTTAGACTTAGCAGCTGTATCTGGAGGGGATGTGGCTCTAGCTTCTGAAAATACTGCTACTGCTTTGAGAGGATTTGGTTTAGAAGCAAGCGAAGCAGGACATGTCGCTGATGTATTTGCTCGTGCTGCTGCGGACACCAATGTGGAAGTTGGAGACATGGGAGAAGCATTGAAGTATGTTGCTCCTGTAGCTAATTCAATGGGGATTTCTTTGGAAGAAACTGCAGCAGCTATTGGTATTATGAGTGACGCAGGCATTAAGGGTTCTCAAGCAGGTACAACGTTGCGAGGAGCATTGTCTAGGTTAGCAAGGCCAACAAAGGCTATGCAAGATACAATGGATAATTTAGGTGTTTCGTTTTATGATGCTGACGGTAAAATGAAACCTTTAAAAACTCAAGTAGAATTACTTAAAAAAGCTTTTGAAGGCCTGACGCCTGAACAACAACAAAATGCTTTAGTAACACTATATGGGCAAGAATCATTATCAGGGATGATGGCTTTGATTGATAAAGGACCTGATTCATTGGGCAAATTAACAAAATCTCTGAAAGATTCTGATGGCGCAGCTGACGATATGGCTCGGACCATGCAAGATAATATGAATTCTTCCATCGAGCAAATGTTTGGAGCTTTTGAGTCAGCAGCTATTGTAATTCAAAAGATTCTAGCACCATCCATCAAAAAAGTAGCAGATGCCATATCCGGCTTAGTAGAAAAATTTGTAAGTGCTCCAGAATCTACTCAAAAGTTGATAGTTGCTATAGGACTCATAGTTGCTGCTATAGGACCGTTAATTTTTATGATTGGTTCAGTAATTATATGGATCAATAGGGTGAAAGTAGCTTTAGCTTTAATGGGGACATCAATGAGTGGCGTAATTTTACCTGTTTTAGGTATTGTCGCAGCTATTTCAGCATTAATAGCAATTGGAGTTCTTGTCTATAAAAATTGGGATAAAATTGCTGCTTTTGGTAAACAGGTTTGGAAAAATATTACAATGTTTGTATCAGACACAGCTAATTCCATAAAAAAAGTATGGAAATCTACAGGAGAATGGTTTAACAATTTATGGAAGTCCATTAAAGAAGGCGCAGACAATGTTTGGACTACAATTCAAGAAGCCCCTGGGAAAGCGGCAGATTGGATCAAGAATAAATGGACTGAAACAAAAGAGTTCTTTTCAAATTTATGGTCAAGTATTGCAAACTCTGCTTCAGAGATGTGGAATAGTTTAAAAGAAGGTGTCATATCAGTTATTGATGATTTAGTTTCAAGTGCTGGTGAAAAATGGGAAGGGTTTAAAAATACTATATCTACTGCATGGAAAACAATTACAAGTAAAATCAAATCTGGTTTTGATTTTATACTAAAATATATTGGTCCATTTGTAAGTAGCTTTTCAGATGTGTTCTCTAATATAGTGAAAGCAATAACAAGTATATTTGCTGAGGTTAAAAACATAATAGTAAATGCTTGGGAAATCATTAAGTCTTTAATAGCTGCGCCGCTACTGTTTATTATAGATTTAATTACTGGTGACTTCGAACAAATGAAAGAGGATTTAGATCTAATCTGGAACACACTTGTCCAATCAGTGGTAAATATTTGGACATCTGTAAAAAATATATTTACGGAATATATCGGTGCAATAGTAAATAGTGCCGTTAGTTTATGGACTGGATTCATACAAAGTATTTCTAATATTTGGAATGAAGTAGTTTATCAAGCGACTATGATTTGGATTGATTTGAAACTATTTTTTACTAATTTATGGATTGATATTAAATACAGTGCAATTCAAATGTGGATAAATCTAAAATTCTCCATAATTCAAACTTGGATTGATACAAAATATGGTGCAATTGAACTTTGGAATAATCTAAAACAATGGTTTTTCCAAACGGTTAATAATATCGTGCAAACTCTTATAAAAAGTTGGAACAGCTTAAAGCAAGGAACGATAGATTTATTTAACAATACAGTTCAAGGTGCTAAAGACATTTGGACTTCATTCAAATCTTGGATTGGTGATTTAATTACTGGAACCAAAGATAACGTTATTCAAGGTTGGGAAAACCTAAAACAAGGCACTATAGATACTTTCAACAATTTAGTAAGTGGCGCTCAAGAAGTGTGGGATAATTTAGTAAATGCTGTTAGTGATACGGTTGATAGAGTAACTGGCTGGTTTGATAACTTGAAAAATATCGATTTACTAGCAGCCGGAAAAGCTATCATGGATAGTTTTCTAGAAGGGTTACAAAATACATGGAAATCTGTGCAAGATTTTGTTGGAGGTATTGGTGATTGGATTCGTGAACACAAAGGACCTATCCAATACGATAGAAAGCTATTGATTCCAGCTGGTCAGGCTATTATGAACGGTCTGAATGAAGGACTGACAGGAGGATTCAATGACGTACAAAATACTGTTGGAAGTATGGCGGACTTTATCGCGGAACTTTTCAATGCAAATCCTGATGTAGATATAGCTGCAAATCTGAAAAATGCAAATAAAAACATTGGTGCACAAGTTGAACATAAAGTAAATATGGGCGGCTCTACTAAACCAGCTGTATTTAAATTCAATCTTGGAAGACAATCGTTTAGATTATTTTTGGACGATATTGCACAAGCTATGGGCGAAGGTGCAGACATTAATCTAGAATTTTAGGAGGGAATATTTTGGATCAGCGAGAAAATAAAATGTACTCATTCAAAGATACAACTATTAATCTCAATAGTTCTAAACGATTCCTTCCAACGTCTGCCATGATGTACGATGGAATGTATTTAGAAGATTTGATTGAGGGGTATCAAACACTCACGATTGAAGGTAGAGAAATGCTTTCTGTAGAAGTTGAACAGCAAGAGATACAAATTGGTTCAATCATTACAAATCAGAAAATACCTTCAAGAACGCTAAAAATAACATACAAGTTGGAAGACAGAGATCCAGAAAAACTACAGTTTAAATTCAAAGAGCTGTTGAATTATTTATACCGGAATGAAGACGTGGAAATTAGGTTTCATGATGAATTAGATTTTTATTACTACGGTCGCTATACATCAACTGATACTGTTCCAGGAGACTCCAACTCTATTATTTCAAGTTTTAATGTATTCTGTGCGGACCCACTAAAGTATACAAAAGAATGTGTTAGTGATGGCTATATTGGAAATCCGATACAGTTTCCTATAACACCAAGAAAAATTGAAGTCACTTTATCCATGAATAATTCAATCAAAATTACAAACGGAGAACAAAATATCACGATTACTGACGCGGCAATAAAAACAGGAGACGTGTTGATTTTTGATTTCTCCGATGAGCAGGTAACTGTAAACGGAGAAGATTGTACTTCTATGATTGATTTAGAAAGTGATTTTGAGAACTTTTATCTCAAGCAAGGTCAGAAGATAACTAGCAATAATGGAAACCTTAAAATATTCTATAGGGGGGCGACAATTTGAGTGAGACAGTTTATTTCTTTGATCACTTGCAAAAACTTATTAAAAGAAAAAATAAAAGAAGTTTGATTGAAGTCTCCCAAGAAAAAGAAATTAGTTCTGATAAGAGTGATCTAATGAAAGATACTCTTTACGTTACGACAAAATATGATAAAGAAATAGAGGATGCAAGATATATGGCGATTCGTGAAAACGAGTCGTCTTTTTCGTTGTATCGAATTACTAAAGTTAGCGACCCATCTGAAACATTAGAGTTTACAGGGTTAGGATTTGCGACAAATGAATTAGATGCTTACATCATCAAAGATATTAGGCCGAGTGGGCAGTCCTTAAAAAATGTTCTTGATCGATTGATTGAATTTACTGAAGGAAATTGGCGCGTTGGTCACGTAGAAGCAATGTTACCAACAGTAACTGCAACTTTTTACTATGTCTCTGTAAAAGAAGCGTTGAAAGAATTGCAAACCTTAGGTATGGAATTTGTCTTTAGGTGTTCTTTGAATTCTGATGGAATAAAGGATAAATGGATCGAAGTATATGAACAAATTGGTGAAGAATCGAATACACGTTTTGTATATGGTAGTAAAGCATTAACAGTTGTAAGAGAGATAGATAGAAGCTCAATCTCAACTTCAATGATAGGTCGTGGGCGAGGCGAAGAGGTTGGTGACGGATACGGTAGAAGAATTGAATTCACTGATGTTGAATGGAAAAAGTCGAATGGTGATCCTTTAGATAAGCCTAAAGGCCAAAATTGGCTTGAAGATCCGGAAGCAACTCAAAAGTATGGGATACCACAAAAAGATGGATCAATGAGAAAACGAGAAACCGTAGTAGTGTTTGATGATATAGATGATCCAACAGAATTACTTAAAAATACTTATTCAACCTTAATCGATTCTGCTAGACCGTTAGTACAATTCAAAGCTGAAGTCACTGGAGGAGATGTGATAGGAAATACAGTGACTATTCACAGATACGATAAAGGTTATCACTATAAAACTCGTATTTATAAAACTACATTCAATCGGCTTACCGGTCAAACGAATATCGAACTAGGGGATAATTTAACACAAGATGTTAGAAAACAAACGGCTTCTATTGTCAATAATATTAATAGTTTAGAATCTAGCAAAATGACATTTTACGAATCGACAGAGATTGGAAAATATCAAGATGACATTATGCGAGGCGCAGGAGATAATGGCGGTTCTATTTATTGGGTAAATGGAATTGAAGCTGGTGTTAGTGATAGTAGAGAAATCTATGAAACTGTTTATATGGATGGACCTAACATTCATGGATCACGCTTTTTTATGGTCCAAAATAACTCAGGAATATCTTTCAAACAGTGTAAGAAAGGTGAATGGAAAACAATCCAAGATGTACACAATGGCGATAGTACGACTGCGTGGACGTTGGATGGAACTTTCAATGCTAATTTTATTAAAGCAGGAATTCTTTCCGGCATTCTCGTGCAAGGGGTAGCTTTAAAGACATTGGATGATAAAGATTTCCAATTAGTGGCAGAAGGAGGACAACTTTCTTTTGAAAAAAAGGTCATTTCAACTGGGCTTGACGATGTTCACGGAGAATCGCTTGGATCCATCGTAGCAACTTATGGTGGCGGAAAAATAAATGGGTTTGCTGTATGGAAAGAACCAAACTATATTTTTTCCATTAACGCTGGGGACGGCGGCGATCGAGGAAATCCTGTTTTTCAAATTCCAGCAGATGTTACTGCTGATAAGCGTAAATATAATCTTTACGGTGATGGTAAATTTTCAGAAGGGAATATAACCATGGATGGCCGTCTAGATGTCAAAGAATTATATGTGAATGGCGTTAAAATCGATACAAACGGTGGTCACAATACCGGAGGAAACGATAACGGTTGGAATGGACAATATCCACCAGAAGTAACTACTGATCGGGATAAACGTTATTGGCAGATTTGGACAATGGCAATAGGTGCTGGCTTTACTAAACAAGCTACTGCAGCTTTACTTGGCAATGCACAAGGAGAATCAGATGCTAATCCAACCGCCGATGAGGGCAATGGCGCACCAGGATTCGGATATGGTATATGGCAATGGACGGATTCCACAGGTGCAACTAGCGGACGTGTCTATATGCTCAACTTAATGACAAAGGCTGGCATCAGTGATGATCCAGACACGATCACGGCGCAGTTCAAATTGTTGATGTGGCATGCACCGAACGGTCAATGGCTTGTTACTAGCGCTTATCCTTACACATGGACACAATTCATGAATCTAACCGATATCAACACAGCAGCACAAGCATTCGTGGCTAACTTTGAACGTCCACGTGATCCACATCCAGAACGGACGACATGGGCACAAGAATGGTACGACAAATTCAAAGATTTGGAAATTCCTGCATCAAAAGGATATATAAAACCAATTGCAGATCCAATCAGAGTGACGAGTGAATTTGGCTGGCGCACTTCTCCAATTACAGGCACACAAGAATTTCATAACGGTATTGACCTTGTAAATGGAAATCCTAATACACCTATTTTTGCATCAGCAGATGGCGAAGTGATTGTTGCAGGTGATGCAAATTACTTTGACTGGTATGGAAATTGGACAGTGATTAAACACGCTGATGGAATGTATACAGGCTACGCACATCAAAGCCGAGTAGACGTCTCAAAAGGTCAGAAGGTAACTGCTGGTCAGCAAATTGGACTGATGGGCACTACTGGACCGTCAACAGGAGAACATTTACATTTTCAATTTATGGATGAGTTTTATCCATCATCGGCAGCACATTTTCATAATGCAAGAGATTACATCGATTTCTAAAGGAGGGATAGTCGTGGCAGAAACGCAACATAGAATGGTCCTATCCACCACCGAACCAAATAACGGAATAAATTTGGTTCGGATTCGGCAAGGGGATGCTTTAACGCAAAAGTTCGTTGTTGAAGTGGTGGAACATGGCAAACTAAAAACATTCGATGGCCTAGTGCCATTTTTTATTAATACAACAAAATTTGGCGAAAACCAACCTGTTGAACAAAAAGTACAAGAATACAGTCCAGGACAAGCAAGGCTTGTTTATACGTTAAGTGAGCCTGACTGGCAATGGGGCGGTGAAAACATCGCACATTTCAGTTTCCGATCACTTAATGGTGATGGAACTTGGAGTGAACAATTTAGCACACAAGATTTTACCTATCGAGTCATTTCTGGAATATCTAGAAGCCAGTTACGTGATTCTGGCTATGTGTGGACCTTTGAGGATTTGCTAAGAAAATTCAAAGATTACATGGATCAGGGCAAAAATGACTGGGAGCAGTGGTTAGAAGATAATCGTGAAATACTGGAAAATATCGATCCAGGTGGTACGATTATCAACATTTTGAATGAAGCAAAAGGAGATTATGACAGTTTAGCAGACCGACTGGAAGATATGCAAAATAAAAAGCTTCCTGTACCTAGCTCTATCCGACAGATTACGGATGGTGAATATCCTGTTCCGTCTAATTTCGATGAGGTTATTTCCAAAATTAATGATAAATTATTTAATATCGCATTTATCACAGATACACATGTCGATGGTATGGGGAAAGATAGTGCTTTTGCAACTGGAGATAGCACGACAAATTCTAGGCGTTGGAGTACTTTAGCAAGATTTAAAGAGATGACCAAATATTGCGATGTGACCGTTTATGGTGGGGACAACTGTGATTGTAATAGCGGACGTACAGGAGAATTTAACATTGGTGTTCGTGACTTTGGACGAACGCATTCGATGGCTATACAAAAACGATTCGCAAATTTTGCCGGTGCATGGAAAGAGGATGTCATAGTTTGTCGTGGAAATCACGATACTGGAAAAATTCCTTATGCTTGGATGGGTCACACACCAGAAACTTGTTTAAATAGTACTGATATGCACAAAATATATAACGGCACATATGGAGGTCGTTTGTTCCAAGACAAAGGGATAGCAATTTATCGTATTGATACAGATGATTATAGTGATGAACTAGATAGCAATGGTCAGTACAAAGAATTTAGCGGCCATACAAAAGATGGTGAAGTAGGAAAAATTGGGGCAGAACAATTGAAAGACTTCGGTACTTTTCTCATGAACTTAGATCGCAGCTATCATGTTTTGCTAGTGGGACATATCCCGTTAGATGAGTCTGCTACAGGTGTATGGAATACAACAGCATTGCGAACACTTATTGATGGCTTTAGACAGGGTGTGTCAGTAACGATTGATTATGATTCGTTATCCGGAGAACCATCGAAGATTGTTACAGGAAATGAAGTGTTTGATTTTAGTACAAAAGGACCAGGCATCATTATTGCTTACGTCTGTGGGCATGAACACTGGGAAACCGTAAAAAACTTTGGTGCTTTGAAAATGATATTGGGAACTTGTGCGTTTACAAAAGATACTAATGTTGACTTCGAAGCTTTTTATCAGCTGTCAATCGATAAAGTAGCCAGAACATTGATAATGAATGGTGTGGGACGAGGAACTAAACGGTCATTTTCATATTGAAGGAGTGATAGATAATGTTTGAAAATATGACGAGAGATCAAGCAATTGATCACATGTTAGAACAGTTCGCTATTCATAGTGATGGTGACGATCAGCAAGCGCATGTGATTGCTACTGAGCGAAATGCCGGCTTTGCTTCACCAGAAACGGTGGCGCTAGCAACTGGCCATTTATTAAAAGATAATTACTTAAACGAGAAGTATGATTTTTGGGATATTCCTTTCGGATCATATGCTACTGTTTATGGTTGGGCAGATAACGGCATCCCTTTGCCAGACACGATGGTGCCGGGTGACCTAATTAATTTATATGTATCCGGAGAAGATAACCGACGCAAAGTATACGTGATGGTTGTTCAAAAGAACGGCTCAATTTGGTATTTAAATACTTCTCAAAATACGGGGCAAGGAGGAGGTAATAGTAATTCAACCGTTTGGAAATATATTCCGCAAACAACGATTCTCTGGACACAAGATAGTTCACCTGCAAGCGTTGGACAAAATATGAATTTAGCTGCATCAACCAGACGTTTCAGACGTTTGCGTTTCACAATTAATGGGATAGGCACTCAATTTGTTATTGAGACACCTGCAGTAGACAATCCTGTAATCGTGTTTTCAGCAGTTGCTGGAAGTATAAATGAAAGTTACCAAGTTAGAATAAATTTGGAAATGGTTCGGGATAACATCGTCTTGAAATTTTCAAAATGTCGTTTAGTTACTCATAAAACTACAGGCACAACTTTTTCAGATGACACAGGTTTTACGATTGCGGGTATCGAAGGGATTTATTAATGTGGGGTTCTAATTTAATACAAGGAAGGTGATTAGGTGGCACAAAAAACAGGAAAAGTGATTGTTCCAACAGAGCCAGCCAGTCGGGCAATGACAATCACTGGTTTTACGTTCAAATCCTATGATAAGAAAGCTGGCGTATTACAATTTGAAATTAAAAATCAAGACGGAAGTCCAACCGATTTAATCGATGCGACTGTTCGTCTTTTTATGTACATCTATCAAGGGGAAGAAAAAAAAGAGTTCCCAATTTTTGATAACCAGATTATTACTGAAAGCTACATGCAAGGCGTTGTAAAATATCCGATTCCTGACATGTTACTTTCTTATGAGGGGAAAGTTGATGCCAATGTTTACATCGATTTTCCAGATGGCAGTCATACTGACAATTTGGCGTTTACTTTCAATATTGAGAAATCTGTTATTGATGACAATGCCCAATTGAATGGGAAATATTATTTTAAAGACTTTCAACAACTACTTGATGGGGTCAAACAAGAGGCGACAGATGCTGTTAACGCAGCATTAACAAATGTGGATTCTACGATTGAAAAGGCAAACCAACAAATAAATGAATTTGTAGAGGGAGCCACACAAGCAATTGATCAAACTGTTGACGAGGTAACAGAGCAACTACAAGCTACTCAAACTAAGATTGATACCGTTTCTCAAAACGTTACATCGGCACAAAACAATCTTAAAGCAGTTGAAGACAAGATGAATCAAACCAATCAGCAAATCGGTGATCTCGGCAAGCTGAAAAAGATGTACAGTAACAGCTTAGACTTTGGGGACTATGATTATTCTGGAAGAGCTAACTTAGCACCTAACCTAGATTTTAGCAAGTTTAGTGGTTCAACTACATCAATAGTACCACCAGTAGCTTGTTTCAAAGACCGTGGAACTTATTTAGAACTGGATGGTAGCGAACCATCAGTTGCTAACACAAATAGAAACATACATGTACCTAATTGTCCTCCTTGGATTCCGGGAAATACCTATGTCGTGACTGTACCAATGATGGTAAGTGATGATTTTAATGATTTTAGAACAGCCTTTGTTTGTAAACTGAAAGATGGTACTGCTTTAAAAACACTAAATCCACCTAGAGAGGGAATTGGAACATGGCAAAATGTAACAGGAGTTTTTACTGTTCCTAAAGATTTGAATGCCGATACAACTTATCTTCAACTTTGGCAACCAAAAGAGGGTAAAGGTAAACTCTACATTGGTTATGATATTAAGATTGAGAAAGTAACGTCAACAAGTGATACAGCCACGCCATATCAACCTAACTTACTTGATACTCCATATTACTTGAGTAAGGTGGCATTGGGTGGGAACCTTGTCGAAAAGAGCGTTCAGTTCCCGATTCAATCTACTGAATACCTAGTATACTATAAGACTATCTCAGAAAACTATGTACTTGGTCAAGAGTACACGGTGTCAATAAAAGCGACCAAGCCAGCTACACAACAATTCTATGTTTATGTAGACGGTGGCAAAAATAAAAAAGTAACACTTTCACCAGTTGAGGGCTTGACTGATGTCTGGGAGGGTACGTTCACCGTAGACCAAAGTGACATGAACAATGGAGCTAGTAAGCATCTCAGCATTTTCCAATATCCGCAAGCGACCAAAGGGACCGTTAAAATCGACTGGCTCAAGATTGAAAAAGGCGACACACGAACACCAAATATTAGTCAGTTTAAATACTTCGGTGAAGGCTTGAAAGACAGCAACAATCCGAATGATTACAGTTGGGATGTCACACCTGAATATACTGAAAAAAGCTTGAATAATACGGTTAGTTTGACCGAACCCCAGTCAGTTGAAGGTTTAAAAAACTTTGAGGATGGGTTGCAGATTGCAGGTAAAGAAGTTGCTACAGTTCCAGAAGATACAGGATGGGTAAATCTAACAGCAATCAATGGTCACTCATGGAACAAACAGGGACAAATCAGGAGAATTGGAAAACTAGTAATGTTCCGTGGATCATTAAAAGGTAGCACGCTAAGTACACAAGATTTTTGTACGATTCCAGAAGGATTTAGACCAAGTAATCCAACTGATAATTATGAGTATCAATTCTTGTTACCACCACAAAGTAGCAATACTTTAGACAATGGCGGGATGGCTTATATCCGACCGAACGGCGTTTGCGGTCTACCTTCATTTAGGGGAACAGTCAACTTGTTTTTAGCGCCAATTCAATACTATATAGACTAGGAGTGAAATAAATGAAAGATATTTGGAAATATGGACGTACTGGCGGAGAGTACGCAGGAAAAGTATTGGACGACATGCTTGTATCCGTTCCTTACACAGATCAGCCTCCACTTGAAGGGGTACGTGCTGATGGCAAACCGTTAACGATCGCTGATCAGATGTTTGATCCTAAATTGAACCAATGGATTGTTTTAGCGAACACACTGGATCACAACGATTTAAACAATCTCAAAGCGATGTACGAGGCTCTGGAACATGAAAACGACAATCTAAAACAGCTAAATGCCAAACTCATGCTAAACGATGTAGCAATTAAACAGGAAAACACTGCCTTGAAAGAAAAAGCTGACAGTTTAGCACAAATCAATTCAAAGACAATGCTTGCTTCGCTTCAAAACAGCAAGGATATTAAAGAAATTAAAGAGCAACTAAATCCAGCTTCAAAGGGAGGTGAGTAGTATGTTTAGTTTTAGCGATGTGAAAATGATGTATGATTGGGGCTGTTTTACTGACGATCAAGTTCGTGAATTTGTTCCACTATGCATTACAGACGAAGAAGCAGATAAAATTATTAGCAAAGAAGAGAGCGCATCTTAAGTGATGCGTTTTTTTGTTGGAAAGTTGGTGGAACATGAAAGAAGAAGCGCTCCAAGACGTTGTGGAGAGATTAGTAAGAATTGAAACAAAATTAGACAACTACGAATCACTTAGAGAAAAGGCTGATAGTGCAAAAGATTTGGCAGATAAAGCCTATTCAGTAGCACTAAACAATGCAGAAGACATCAAGGAAATGAAAAACAATAATAAATGGGCTTGGGGCTATATGATTGGCTTAGGCATTACAATCATTGGCTATTTCCTAACTAAACTATAAAGGAAGCGAAAAAATGATTTTACCAGACAAATACTATCAAATTATCAAATGGGCAGTATTGACGGTATTGCCAGCTGTTTCTGTGTTGGTTGCGACACTTGGAAAGGCATATGGTTGGCAAGAAACAGACGCCGTTGTTCTAACGATTAATGCAGTAGCAACATTTTTAGGCGTTATCACTGGTGTGTCTGCTTATAATTTGAAAAAATAGGAGGAAACAAATGAAGAAGAAAATCATTTTATCATTGAGCCTGTTAATGGCTCTTTTTTTATTGCCTTCGAATGCTTTTGCCTACACTATTAACAATGAATTTAATTTAGGTGTAAATGAAGGTAGCTCACAAGTAGCAAATAATCAGTACATTTTACTGCATGAGACGGCTAACGAAACAGCAACAGGACGAAATGAAGCGCAGTATATGCAACGTTCATGGACTAGCGCTTACACTGCTTATATTGTGGGAGACGGTGGAATTGTTTATCAAGTCGGACAACCTGGTTATGTACAGTACGGGGCTGGTTCGTATGCTAATGCCAACAGTCCTGTGCAGATTGAGTTACAGCACACACATGATAAAGCAACGTTTGAGAAAAACTATAAGGCATACGTTGAATTGGCTAGAGATTCAGCAATGAAATATGGTATTCCATTAACATTGGATACTCCTTATAACCAACCAGGAATCAAATCGCATTTATGGGTAACGCAAAATATTTGGGGAGATCATACAGATCCTTACGGTTATCTTTCTGAAATGGGCGTAAGTAAAGAAAAGCTTGCTTATGATTTAGCTCATGGATTTACAGATGACAATCCAACTACTTCAGATGATAAACCAGTCATTGATCCAACTAGAGCAGGTGCAGCAAATCCTACGCTGACAGATGGAACAAATTACGCCCACATTGATCAGTTTGGGGAAATCGAAAACGCAAACTTGCATGTAGCTGGTTGGCACATCGCTAACTATAAATACGAGTATATTTTCATCATGGACTATAATACTGGAAAAGAACTAGCACGAGTAAATGCTAATGGCGTTTCACGCCCAGACGTAAACCAACCCTACGGCACTTATGGTAACGTTGGTTATCATGTATCTTTCAATATGCGTAATTTTCCTAACAAGAAAGTATATGTTATGATGCGTGCAACGAACGATCCGAAAGGTAACACGCAAGGTGGAGCGCAAGATTTTCATGACAAACGTTGGTATTTAAATATTCCACAACGATAAAAAATAGCCCCTCGTTTGATGTGCACCCCAAAAGTTAGACTAGAAATCTAATTAAAAGGGGTGCTTTTTTTGCGGAAATATACATTTGTTTTTAAGAAAAAAGTAGTTTCAGACTATTTAAATAACGAAGGCGGCTACAAATATCTTGCACATAAATATCAAATAAATCGTACACTGGTTAGACATTGGGTAAGGATTTATAACTATCATGGTTGGGAAGGCTTGGTTGGAGGTGGCAAAAGCTACACTACAAAATTTAAACTTGATGTTATAGAATATATGTACATTTTACTGCATGAGACGGCTAACGAAACAGCAACAGGGCGCAATGAAGCACAGTATATGAAACGTTCATGGACTAGTGCTTACACTGCTTATATTGTGGGAGACGGCGGAATTGTTTATCAAGTCGGACAACCTGGTTATGTACAGTACGGGGCTGGTTCGTATGCTAATGCCAACAGTCCTGTGCAGATTGAGTTACAGCACACACATGATAAAGCAACGTTTGAGAAAAACTATAAGGCATACGTTGAATTGGCTAGAGATTCAGCAATGAAATATGGTATTCCATTAACATTGGATACTCCTTATAACCAACCAGGAATCAAATCGCATTTATGGGTAACGCAAAATATTTGGGGAGATCATACAGATCCTTACGGTTATCTTTCTGAAATGGGCGTAAGTAAAGAAAAGCTTGCTTATGATTTAGCTCATGGATTTACAGATGACAATCCAACTACTTCAGATGATAAACCAGTCATTGATCCAACTAGAGCAGGTGCAGCAAATCCTACGCTGACAGATGGAACAAATTACGCCCACATTGATCAGTTTGGGGAAATCGAAAACGCAAACTTGCATGTAGCTGGTTGGCACATCGCTAACTATAAATACGAGTATATTTTCATCATGGACTATAATACTGGAAAAGAACTAGCACGAGTAAATGCTAATGGCGTTTCACGCCCAGACGTAAACCAACCCTACGGCACTTATGGTAACGTTGGTTATCATGTATCTTTCAATATGCGTAATTTTCCTAACAAGAAAGTATATGTTATGATGCGTGCAACGAACGATCCGAAAGGTAACACGCAAGGTGGAGCGCAAGATTTTCATGACAAACGTTGGTATTTAAATATTCCACAACGATAAAAAATAGCCCCTCGTTTGATGTGCACCCCAAAAGTTAGACTAGAAATCTAATTAAAAGGGGTGCTTTTTTTGCGGAAATATACATTTGTTTTTAAGAAAAAAGTAGTTTCAGACTATTTAAATAACGAAGGCGGCTACAAATATCTTGCACATAAATATCAAATAAATCGTACACTGGTTAGACATTGGGTAAGGATTTATAACTATCATGGTTGGGAAGGCTTGGTTGGAGGTGGCAAAAGCTACACTACAAAATTTAAACTTGATGTTATAGAATATATGGAAACAAATGGTCTTTCTATCCAAGAAACTGCTAAAAAATTTAATATCGGTTCAAATAGAACTCTAAGTAAATGGATAGAGCAATATGAAGAAGGCGGTGCTTCTTCACTTGAGAGCCAAAAAAGGGGCAGAAAAATTAGTATGAATTCCAAGCTAAACATTCCTAAAAAACTTAAAGATGAGTCTCTTGAAGAAGAAGTTATTCGTTTAAGAGCAGAGAACGCATATTTAAAAAAGTTAGAAACCTTGATTCAAGAACAAGATTTGAGCAAGAAGAAATCAAGGTTAAAACAATCCTTCAGCTCAAAAAAGAATTTAAATTGAATCTATTACTTTCAATTGCACAATTAGCGAAGTCAACTTATTATTACTGGGTAAAAAAATTAGATAAGCCAGATAAATATAGCAAGATAAAGCAAGAAATTACAGCGATTGTAAAAGAATCAAGAAACTCTTATGGTTATCGTAGAGTCACTTTAGCGTTAAAGATGAAAGGATATACAATCAATCATAAAACAGTTAGAAAATTAATGGCCCAAATGGGACTTACCTGTCAAATCCGAATAAAGCGATATAAATCTTATAAAGGAACAGTAGGAAAAATTGCCAAGAATGTGTTAAAACGAAATTTTTCAGTAGATACACCCAATAAAAAATGGGTGACAGACGTCACTGAATTCAAGATAAAAGGAAGAAAAATCTATCTATCTCCTATACTTGATTTATTTAACGGAGAAATAATTAGTTATAGTATATCAACTAGTCCAACATATAAACTGATTGAAGAAATGCTTCAACAAGCAATTAAAAAAAAGGGAACTGAGGGTTCACTGATTCTACATTCAGATCAAGGATGGCAGTATCAGATGCCACAATATCAAAAAAAATTAAAAGAGAATAACATTATTCAAAGCATGTCTAGAAAAGGAAATTGCTTAGATAATTCTGTAATAGAAAATTTTTTTGGTGTGCTTAAATCAGAGTTTTTTTATCGAGAAAAATTCCGATCAATTGAGATATTTCAAAGTAAATTAAATGAGTATATTAGGTGGTATAATAACAAAAGGATAAAACTAAAGTTAAATGGACTATCTCCAGTAGAATATCGGAAACAGTCCATTAAATAGTTCAACTTTTGGGGTTCAGTTCAGTTGAGGGGCAGTACATATAAAACTAAAAAATAATCGTCTTTTATTATATTATTGCTATAATAATATGGAGGTGATGTAATGGGCAAATTAGTTAGTCTTTTTAAAAATAATAAGTTTCAATCTTTTTTATGTGGTGTTTTAGGAGGTTTTATAGTTTTTATTGTATTTGGCATTGATTGTAGTCTGTCAGGTTCGCTTGCAGAATGGTTAAGTGCCCTTGGGACAATAGGTGCTGTCTGGGTTTCATTATGGATTGTTTTTGATGAGAAAAAGGTCAATGTTTTAATAATAGTTGATAAAACTCGCGAGCAAAACAAAAGTGAATCCACGATAATTGGTGGGGATTTTAAGTATGTTGAAGCGTATGCGCATAATTATGGTACAAGACCAATTGCTATTTTATTTTTGGGTTTTAGACCCCAAGGTGCTGATAAGGATGATTATATTAAGAGACTAGACGATCTCTTAGATAATCCAGAAATCGAATTTATTCCACCTGGAAATCTAGGAAAAAAACATCAAGAAGATATTAAGTATTTATTGAGTGCAGGACAAAGATATGTAAACGAGGATAAAAGTTTACATCTGGAAGCGGTCTTTATCGATATTCAAGGAAAAGAATATTTAAAGGATATCATAATAACTGGTACTTTATAGTTAGTAGAAACCCTCAACCAACATTCTTGACTGAGGGATTTTTCATTTTTTCTGAAAAATCTAAGCAAATAATAGACTAAAAAATAACCATGTGAGATAATGAGCATAGAAAAAAGCTTCAGATACTCCCTCACCCTAGAGTCTTTCCCCAAAAAGATAAGTATCTGAAGCTTTTTTCTTTTTATGACTTGGAAATAATAGCATAAAATAATATATTTTACAAAGAATAAGTACAATCTAGTTTTTTGCTATTAAATGTGTAATAATTAATGTGCCATCACAACAAAGAATGAAACCCATTATTATCTAGTCTATGTCCATTCTTTTTGTTTGCAGTAGTTGTGATGGCTTCTCGTACCTTTAGCTCAGTTGGTTAGAGCAGACGGCTCATAACCGTCCGGTCGTAGGTTCGAGTCCTACAGGGTACATTAATGTAGCCATTTGAATCGTTGTGTGTTAGAATTTTTTGAAGAGTATTATACAAGCTAAAGCTTTTCTTCATTGCCACTCAAATGAGTGGCTTTTTTATGTATCCTTTTATGGATTAATGAAAGGATGTTTCACATAGTTATACTTCTGTATATTTGAAAAGTTTTACTTTGACTTTTAAAATAGAAAGACATTCGGGTTAAATTGTGAGATAATAATAAAGAAGAGTTTAAAGCGTTCCCCAAAAACCACTCCCCAAAAGTGTGTTACGCTTTAAACTCTTTTATATTTGAAGCCATTAAAAAGCATACCATATTTTTGAAAAAAAGTGAGAAAAAAAGGCTTACAATTGGAGTGGTAGTTAATTAGTGACTTATTTTTGATTTTATAGCACTGATACTATAAAATATAGATATCATCATATTACACAATCTTAATACTAACTTAAAAAATATCTCCTTTCATAAGTATGGTGATAAAATCCGTTCCAGGCTACCTTTTTAGGTAGCCTACTTTAATCTTTATACCTTTCTGGATCAACGAAAGTATACTTCAAATAGTCATAACGCCGATGATCGCTCCGTGCGTCTGGCACATCAGTCACGATATCAAACAAAAAATACACATCTTTCTTCATTCTGGTTTTTGCTGCCGGAATTTTAAAGTAGTTCTTATTAGAGTAATAGAGATTGATTAATAAGCTATCTTCGATTGCTAAAAAGAAAACTTCTGAATCCCATACTTTATAAAAGTCTTTGATAAATCTATTCGAAGGATCAAATTTAAACCATAATTGCGTCTCATTAAAAAGCATAACCATTACTCCAATCAGTTTTTAAACTTAGTTTCTACCTCTAATATATATCGAGTTTTTATTTTACCTTCAGAGAATACCGTTTCTTTTTTTGCAGTTACAGGTTGTTTATTTTCAGAAAAAGCTAATATAGCTAAGATTGAAACATCCATCTGGAATTTATCTTTTTTGCTGCTTTGCTCATAAAAGTCTGCATATTCATCACTGATATTTTTTCTAATAAAGTCTTCCATCATAAAAATCACCTCAAAACGATTATACGAACTTATGTTCTGACTGTAAAGCGATATTTGAGGGGCAAAAAAGGGGCAAAAAACTCTTACTAGTCCGTTCTAGCCTAATAATTTTAAGTATTATCAACGTTGTTTTTTCTTGATATAATGGGATTTTTGTCCAGTACGTACAAGCTAAAAACGTTTGTCTTGATGGGCGGTATGATGTAAGAAAAAGCAACTTGCTTATCTACAACTGATCATTAGTGAAAGACAGATAAAAAGAGGCTGGAACAGAAGCGTTTAACTCCAAGAAATAAGAAGAAATTCACGAAAATTGCTTTTCAAATTTTTGTGAATTTCAGCTTATTTCCGAAGGAGTTGCTTCTGCTTCCGCCGTTTATACGTGTTTAGAGCGTGAGACAAAAGTGTTTTTTACTTTTGTCCCACGCTCTTTTTTGTGTGTAATTATAATGTAAATAGTTATTTTTAATAGTTATAATATTTTATAGTTATTTATTTTATCTATTAAAACTAAATATCCATTCACTAATAATAAAGATATATTTACAGTATCATTATAATGTATTCAATTTAAAATAAGAGACTTTGGTAATAATGAAAGAGGAATAAAACTTTTCTTTGGCAAAACAAACTCCTTGCTATGAGACGCGTTTCATACACTATACTCAAAGTATCAAAAGGAGGGCTTGCAATGAATACTTATGTAGAGATAACAGATGGCACAACGAACAATTATTTTTATGCGTTTGTCGAGTTCAAGGGATCCGTATTAACGTTGTACAGTTTTCAAGGGTTGAATAGGAATATAGTAAAAGAAATACCAATGAATGAAATCGAAACTTTGACAAAAGATATATATTGGGGCGGGCAGCGGATCAGTTTTTCGCATGAAGGAAAAATGTATCAGTTTTTTGAATGCGGTCCAGCTGTGGTAGACTATTTACAAGAAAATCTTTTTGTATAG